TTTATGGGTGGATGCATCGCAAAGGGGGTATGGGTCTGCCTACCGATTTACTGGTGTCGTGCATAGAAAAAACAGGGGGGCAGCTCGTTTTAAGTACCTATGACCCCCCCAATGAGTACCTACTAGACGGCGAAACAGAGGATTATGCTTATAATGATGATTAAACAGTCCAGTCTTAGAATCTAAGACACTCTATATAATTTCTCTATATACGCGTATACTAAGAAAAGTTTATACGAATGTCTTAGAATCTAAGACTGGCAGAAATACAGAGCAAAACAGAAAGGAGACATATGGAATCTTATGTTGAACGATGGTACAGAGAACAAGCAGAACGAAACTCCGCAGAAGAAAAGAACCAGAGGAAAAGACAAGAAGCCCAGAAAGCGGACAGAAGCAGCAGACAGGGCGCAGAAGGCGAATCTAGTAAAGGCAAGGCAGAACAGCCCAATAATGCAGGGAATAAAACAGGCTAACAACTTACCAGAAGAGTATAACGCTAATGCCGTTTCGTTCATCATGGCTATAACACCTACTGAACCTCTGGACTTGAATGATGTTGGAGAAATGGAAAGACGCTTTGAAAATTATATAAGACTGTGCTCAGAATACGGAAAGAAAGTTAGCAATCAGGCGGCATATCTGGCTATTGGTATTAACAAAGATCAGGCAAGAGACTTTGCTAATGGCGTTTCAGCGAACCCAGAGCGGTCACGCTTCATTAAAAAGGTACAGCAAATTTGCGGAGTTTACAGAGAACAGCTCATGTCTGACGGTAAAATCAATCCAGTTACCGGAATATTCTGGCAAAAGAACTACGATGGCTTGAGAGATCAGACAGAGCTTGCTATTGCCCCGGTCAATCCCCTTGGAGAAGGAAAGAGTGCAGAAGAGCTTGCAAAGAAGTATTCAGACGATGCTTACATAGACGCAGAAGAGCAGAAAGCACTTCCGGACAAGCAGAAAGACGATACTGCAAACTAAAAAAATTCTCCATTGCTTCATCCTGCTGCCGTATGCAGACAAGCAATAGAGAATAAATCTACAATGCCCCTGTGAGACGCTACAAGGCGTTTCTAGGGGCTTTTATAGTGTTAGGGTACAAATATACCACTTACACACAAACACGCCTTAAAACGCCTTTAAATGCGTTTTACGGGCATATGCTTTTCAATCTGAGAATTTCAGACTACTCTATAAACTTTCTCTAGTACGCGCGTACTAAGAAAAGTTTATACAACTGTCTGAGATTTTCAGATTGTAGAATATTTAACAATCTGAGATTTTCAGACAGGTGCTATAAACTCTCTATAGAATCGAATATATAGAGAACTTTATACAACGATCTGAAATTCTCAGATTGACGCAAAATAAAAGCCGGGGATAATTCCCCGGCTTGCTTTATGTTTGGTGGTATTAGTGCCCACGGAAGAACGGCAGCGGCTTATTTTGGTGTTTCCAATAGTCTAATAGCCCTTGCACTATATCCGGGCGGTACATAGGTATCTCGTATAGTTCTATTCCCTGTGCGGTCATGTAGTACCCTTGTCCATAGGAAGGCAAGCACTCACACCCGGCACAACCTAATATATTACGGCTGTCTTGCTTGCTACGTGTCCGGAGTCCTACACGGCTGTCAAAATTAACTTTGATCGGTGTAGGTATGACCGCTGAGAGCGGGCACTGTGTAGCTGCTATAATGTGGATATTAGCCGCTCTGCCTATTTGTGCTATACGCTGTATTAGCGGCTGCACCTGTTTCTTGTTTGTGGCCATAAGGTCTGCTAGCTCATCTATCACAATATAGACGTTGCTGCCGCTGTATTTCTTCACGTGCTGCCGCTGCATTACTGTATAGCGCCCCTCTATAAGGTTCATAGCACGCTGTAAGGCTTGCACCATGGTGCCCGGTTCACTTGCATATACTATGGTATGTGGCAGCGGTTTATAGTCCACCAGTTCAACCCGTTTCGGATCGATTAGAATATACTGCACTTGTTCCGGGCTGTACTGTAGAGACGTTGTTATAACGCCATTGATCACTACTGATTTTCCGCTCCCGGTTGCGCCCGCTATCAATAAGTGTGTTTGTTTGAGCATATCGGCGTATAGGCTGTAATATTGCATCGTGGGAGTTGTCCATTGTTTCATTGTGTTCTACTCCTGTTAAATATAGCCCCGGTGTTATGCCGGGGCTTTTTCTGTTTATTAAAAATTATCTGTTATTTCGGTATATGTTCCATGCCGTTTCGCATATTCACTCGGCGTGCCGTCAATAGATATAATCATATCTTTATCTATTGAAACGATATTAAAACGGTCAATATATCCATATAGCAAGTCGCCGCTTTCAAACGTTCTTTCTAGGTTGACAGTTTTAACCCGGTCAATACATGAATAGCGGTCTCGTTGCTGTCTTTGAATGTATACAACAAACATTTATTACACCTCGTTTTCTACATTTGTGCCGCAATAGGGGCAATATTTAATATGCTCTATTTTTCCGCTGTCTGTAATGATAAATGCGCTTATATCGTGCCTATATACTGTTATGCGTTCTTTTAATGCCTTGCGTGTGTACTTGTGTGCATCCGGGCAAATGTGAATATACAGTTCACTGCTATTTTCATCTTTAACTAGCATTGTTTACGCCTTCTTTCTTTGTGGCTTGCCTCTTTTATATTGTTTCAAGCAACATTTTAATTGTGTCATTGGCTGTAAATAGTCCTTGATTATACAATCTAATAATTTTTTCAATCTTGATTTGTGCGTCTAATCTTGCGGCTACGTATTCTGGGCAGTCTTTGTAGCGCTTCTGTAATGTCTTGCTGTAGTCGTATTGACTTTTTGCAAACTCTCCTATATAGCGAGGACTTGTTTTAAATGTCATATTGTTTACCTTCTTTCTTTGTGTGGTCTGCCATCATCGGACACCGGGCAACCATCCCCGGCATGACGGGCATTGCTGCCCGTTTCGGCTTTGTGCAAATTGTCCATAGCTCTATGCTGTAGCGTTGTAATCCGTTACTCTTCTGTGCTGTCAAAATATCCGTCACTGTCTAAATCGTCTAACACTTCTGCTATTGCCTGTCCTAACAGATAGCAACGGATTGTAACGTCTGCACTCTCCCAGTCTTCATCACAGATCACATCGGCTATATTTTCTTTTTGTCCAAACTCTGTGTAGGCTTCTTTTAACAGGTCTGTATTGTCCAATACATATTCTTTTGATGTTTTACTGTTGAATGTGTAAGAACCGCTTGCATTGCCTGTCACACTGTCTTCTGTCCAAAGCGTGTCATTTAAATATTCTTCTAATCCGTCTCTGTCTTCTGTATAGTCTTCTCTGTTAATGTTCTCTGTGATGTAGTCTCTAATGTCTTCTGTCATTGCGTTCATGTAGTTGTAACTCATATTGTTATCTCCTTTGCTTTGTGCTTTGTTTGTGTGCTCCTTTAACTGTCTTCATTATACGCCCTAATACATGAATATGTCAATACATAAATATATAAATTACAAAATTATTTTTGCAAGCGTTCCGGCAGCGTGCCCGGTTTTAATTAGGGCGTGTGTGCCTGGTATCGTTACTTGATCTGGTTAACCCGGGGAGGGGGATATGCGGAGAGCCTACGCACCGCCCGGGGGAACCTTAAAATTTCTCTCAAAAATAAAAAGGTTTATACATTCACGTATTGACAAATACATAAACTCTGCTATACTAGTTTCAAAAGGAGGTACACAATGAACGCAAACGAAGTGATGAAAAAGGCAATAGCCGATGCAGGAGTTACACAGAAAGAGCTTGCTACAACCATGCAGTTAAAGTCTGCCGCAAGCCTTACAAACTATCTCAAGAGTGATGTTCGCATCAGCACGTTTATCCATATCATGAACACTCTTGGATATTTGGTGTGTGTAAAGAACGATAAAGAAGAAATTGAGTTGGAGTAATTTGATCATTTTCGAAGATTTGATTATGTTGATTTGGTTTTGATGCAGTTAATCTGAAAATCTCAGACAGGTACTATAAAGTCTCTTATAGAGTCGTTATATAGAAAAGTTATATAGACAATCTGAAATTCTCAGACTGGAAAGGAGAAGCTATGAAAATCAAACATAATGCTTTGCCATATGTCCTCCCCGGACTGCTTGCCCTTGTGCTGGTGGTAGGTGGGGCGAGTGAGTGGGGAGATACTGCCGCTACTGTCATGGTGGTGTGCGGAGTGGTGGTTGCCCTGTTATGTGTGGCTGATAGGGAAGTAAACACTCTGGCATTTAAGGACGGAAAACTTGTAGGAACTGCGGCATTTAAGAGAATCGTTTCTCCTGCTGACAAGATACAGTACTGCGAATACTCCGGTGTGCTATGCTTTAACAAGATTAAAATTAACTGTCTGACAGGACACTACGAGTTTAAGAATATGAGTCACGCAAAAGCGTTTTGTGACTATGTAAACGGGAATATGTAAGCTGTGATAAAGTCACAGCTAGTCCAATGGGACTGTTTGTAGCAAGAGGGCTACAGGCAGTCTTTTTGTTTGTGGAGGTAAATATGGACTATGAGATTGTGAGAAAAGGAATAGAAAAAGCGATACTGAAAAATCCTGCTGACGTGTCGGCATATGAGGATATGTTCTCTCTGTTCAAGGACTATGACGGAGTAAATCACTCCAAAGCACACGAGAGGAACAGGGATTTTCAGACAGCCATACGAAACGGACTGAATAAGACACTTGGAGAGGGAGACTTTGATGTGGCAGACAAGTTCTCCAACCTCCTGTTCCGGTCACTTGTGTTTGATGCACCATTCTACTTTGATGCGTACTTACAGGCGGTAGAGTACGGAAAGCCACTCGACAAGAAGTTTTATCTTCCCCGGAGACACTATCTGAAACGGTATGTTGACGCATACCAGAAAATTCTTGACGGAGAACTGGACTTCTTGAGTATCAGTATGCCGAAGCGAAGCGGAAAAGCGCTGACACTTGATACTGATATTCCTACACCTTTCGGATTCAGAAAGATGAGAGATATCAAAGTGGGCGATCTGGTTATTGCCAAAGATGGGTATGACACCAAAGTAACAGATGTGTTTCCACAAGGAAAAGTCGATGTGTATAATGTGAAGTTCTCCGATGGTAGCGAAGTAAAGACTTGTGCCAATCATCTGTGGACTGTAAAGGTACACAATCCTAACGTCCCTTCGGGGCATAACGGTTATTCGGTACAGACTCTTACTACAGGAGACATGCTGAAACACGGTGTTAAGAGTACCGGGAAAAACGCTCACAACATTTATGCTGTAGAATACTGTAAACCAGTGGAGTTTATGTATCAGGAAGTAGAACTCGACCCTTATGTGCTCGGAGTTATTCTCGGAGACGGTACAGTAAGAGGAACTACGGTTATGATAACAAGTTTCGATCATGAAGTGATGGACTATGTTTCTACTCACTTACCGGAAGGAGACATCGCATATTGTCAGGATGAAAAGAAGGGCAGATGGGTAATTAAATCTAAAGAGAGACGATGTGACGAACACGGCTATCTTCTCTCTTCCCGGACAAGAGAAATTCTTGCCAACTTAGGAATTGTGGAAACTCTGTCATATCAGAAATTCATTCCTGCTGAATATCTATTTACAACATCTGTCATGAGAGAAGAAGTTCTTGCAGGACTGTTAGATACTGACGGATATGCAGATGCTCACCAGATTGAATATGCTACTACTTCTCCTGCTTTAAGAGACAATGTAATGTTTCTTGTAAAGTCTCTTGGAGGAAGAGCTACACGCAAAGAGAGAGTGGGTAGCTACAAAAAGAACGGTGAAGTTATTAAAACTAGAGTGAATTACAGAATCACCATCATGTTTCCGAAAGGCATTAATCCGTTCAAGATTGAAAGAAAGAGAGCCGCATTTAGACCTGCAAAAGATACACTGTATCACTATATCGAGAGTGTTGAATATGCGGGAAAAGAAGAAGCACAGTGTATTTGCGTAGATAACGAAGAGCATTTGTATCTCTGCACAAGAGATTTTATTCCTACTCACAACTCTCAGTTGGGTATTAACTTCACAGCAATGCTCTCTGGGAAGTATCCAGACAGAAGTACGCTGATGGAGGGAACGGGTGATGATTTGGTGA